TATTCTTTGTGCCATATCCCAATCTGTTTTACCACGATAAGTAGAAACATATTTTGCGGCTCTAGCAAAAGCGTGTTGAGGTGATGTTTCTTTTTTATCAAGATATCTATCTCTTACAGTTGAAACACCAAATGGTGTTAAATATTTATCTCTATCTAAATCTATTTTAATCTTCATCTTTCTGGGCTACCTTTCATTAAATCTATTTTAAATTCTTCATCTTCTTTTTCTGTTACTGCTTCTATCTCACCTGCTATTGCCATATAAGCTGACGCATCAATATAAGTATCAGATGTTCTCTTACCTAATTTAGTTCTTGCTATCTTTAACAAAGCCATCATAATAGCAACATCATGTGCATCAATCTTAACATCAAGATATGCATCCCAAAGTTTTGCTATATTATTATGGTTTTCTTTTTTATCACCATAGTCAACATGGCGTTGACCTCCTACCAAATTAATTGCTTCTTCTAAATATTCTTTAGTTTTGTTCACTACCTTCTCCTTTCTTTCCAAATAATATTTTGTCAAACTCTCTTTCACCTATGTAATTACACAATGCATTATTATGTTTTGCAAACCAAAAAGTTCCATAACCAAGTTTCATAATCTGTGTATCACCTTCTGTTAAATCCCAAAATTCTATTTCTATTTTTTTTCTTTTACCAACACCAACAGGTGTAAACGATATATAAGCTTTACCTTTTTCCATTTTTTATCATCCAATCTTTCGGTATCTTTTTCTCACACCATTCAAAATTATTTTTAATACACCAATCAGCATAACTAGTTTTAGAATTTTTTCTAATCTTTACTCTTGAATTTTGAAAACAAAAACGAATATCATAATCTGTACTATCTCTTATCCACAAATGTTTTTTCCTATCTGCAATAGTAAACCTACCTTTTAATTCTACATACACATTAGTAGAAGGAAAATAAAGGTCGGGCAAATAAGACCTATGAAGAATGGGTTGAACATATTTAATCCTTTCTCTTTCATAAAAGAATTTAATCTTTTTTGTTTTTAAATTCTTTATAACTGTTTCTTCAAACTTAGAACGATAAGCCATCTAACTCCGAGTAACCACCTATTACATTTCCATTAATAATAATTTGTGGAAATGTTTTAGCATAAGGAAATAACTTAAAAAATTCTTCCTTAGTATAATCAACATCTAACATAAGTATTGTAGGATTATGTTTAGCTAATTCCATTTTAGCTTTCTCACAATACACACAGTTAGGTTTAGAGTATATTTTTATTTCCATTGTTCCTCATAATTATATCATTTAATTCGGTAAATGTCAAGTCCGGATTTCGTTTTAATTTTTTAATTACCCACTTGTATGACCATGCACTTAATCTAATTTGATTTCTAAAATAATAATGTGTTTGCTTTGGCATCATATCAAATATATTTGCTTCACTTACTTTTTCTTTTTCACCTTCTGGTAACAAAGATTGTAACCATTCTACAAGAATAGTCTTTGCTTTTCTTCTTATTACTTTCATTTGTTTTCTATTCATTAACTTCTACCTCTTCTACTTTTGGTTCTTTCTCAATGTGAGTAAGATAAACTTTACCATTAGCATATTTAAATGCTCTTAAACCTTTACCTTCGTTAGCATCTTTATGACATTCTACTTTATGAGAACAGAATACACAACCCGCAGGTAGTTTTTTATTACCAGACTTTTCATGGAAGACAGGTTCATAACATCTTTCTGGTGGTTGTTCACTCTCTAACTTATCTTTTAATTCTGTTATTAAAGTTTTAACATTTGGTTTCATCAAGTCATCTGGTTTAAAGAAAGCTAACTGTCCAGTTGATTTATTGATAGCAAGAAATCCACCATGATTTGTTTTTTCACTTGCTTCATAACCACTTAGCTGTGCGATATAACCAAACGGGTCATCTTCATTAAGAGTGCCTTGCTCAAACTTTTTAAATGAATAAGGTGAAGCAGTCTTAACATCTACAACTTCACCATCAATCTTACTATCCATGTGTCCTACAATACCATGAACATTAACTTTCTTTTGTTGGTCAGTAACAGTATGACCTGCTAATTCAGTTAGAAATAAAATTAAATGTTCTAGTATATGACCATATAAAAATTTAAGTTGAGTTGATGGGTCGGGTGTGTATTGTCTTTCTGGTCTGTGTTTGTCATACCAAAGCTGTCTTGCAGGTCTACCAATGATAGACATACGAAGAGAAGATTTGTTTTGTTTGACAGGATTGGACCAATCAACAATAGCATCTTTAATATTTTTTAGAAACTCATCTAACTGTTTATCAGATATTTTTAGTTTCTTATTATTAGCTAAACCTACTAGTAGTTTATTAATATCCGGAACTAAAGTATCTACAGTCTTAGTGGGTTTCTTTCCAGTTGTTGCCAATTTTATACTCCCCATTTAACGGACATCGTAGCCCTAGTTTATTACCGGCATCTACTATAGATTGCACAGCTAACTCTCCAAACTTTTCAGCTTGACTTTCTTTTACTTGATATTGAAACTCATCATGTACATTTGCTACAGGAAGAGCATCAAGATTATTATCATCTATACTCTTATCTAAAATGATAAGAGCTTTCTTCATCACGATTGCTCCTGCTCCTTGGATGAGGGTGTTGAGGGCTGAGTGCTTTTGTCTGATGATGTGGCATCTTTGGTCGAGACCTTTGAGGAAACCTTTTCTAGTAGCTGCATCCACTCTTGTTCTGAGCTTTGCAAGACTTGGGAGACCTCTAAGAAATCTCTCTTTAATCTGTCTTCCATAACCTTCAGACCTTCCACAGATAGTTCCGAGCTTTCGGTTACCTGCTCCATAAATGAACGCATAGATAAATGTCTTCGCAGTATCTCTTGTTTCCAACCCTGCAAGAGCTTGATTTGTACTGTGTATATCTCCATTAATGACTTCATTAATATACTCCTTGTTATTCATATAGTGGGATAATATTCTTAATTCCAGTCCACTTGCGTCTACTCCCACTAGTTTGTAGCCGCTTGGTACTGTCCAAAGTTCCCTACATTCTTTACCATAAGGAGAGTACACCGCAGGGATTTGAGCCATATTGGGCGAGTGATGACTCATTCTGGATGTGATAGCACCTATTGTAATCACTTTTCCGTGTACTCTCCTCGTATCTCCTACAGCTTCTAACCATGACTCAATCATAGCTATTCTCTTTTGAAGTAGAAGAAACTCGTTTATTAGTTCTGCTTCTGGTATATCTTTTATCTCAGCAAGAACTTTCTCATCTACAATTGGTTGACCATGTTCAGTAAACTTACTAGGTTGCCAACCAAAATTTTGTAACCATCTAGCAATCTGTTGTCGACTGCCAAGATTAAACTCTTTCATTTCTATAAGAGAAAAATCTCCGGCTACATTTACCCACCCCTCACCCAGACATCCAAGTCCAACCATACTCATAGACCCATCAGCTTTTCTTCTAGGTCTAACTAATCGTTTGAATGTAGGTAAAGGTGTAAATCTTTCTCTTACCTTATCTGTAACTTCATCTAGCTTTGCTTGTAGTCTAGCTAAAAGTAAATGTGCCTTTTCTACATCAAACAAAAATCCTGTATTGATTTGCTTTTCAATAACTCTAGCAACATCATGTTCTAAATTAATAGACTGCTCAGAAAAATTAACTCCTTGTTTCTGTAATAAGTTATAAACTTTAATAGTAAGTTTAACATCTTTGATACAGTAAGTTAACATCTCTTGTGAAAACTTTGTGAAGTCTTTGAAATCTAATTTGTTAAATCCAAACTTAATTCCAAATGCTCGAAGGGAATGTCCGCCCTCACGAATAGGATTAAATAATCTTGAAAGTATTAATGTGTCAGTAACTTTACCATAAGTTTCTAAATCAATACCTAAAACTTTTTTAATTACTGGAGCATCAAATCCTATAATGTTATGTCCAATAAACTCTTTGTAGTTTAAAACATCTTCTTTGAAAAGATGATACTCACCTTCTCTATAAGTTTTAATATTGTTCTTATCATCAATAGTAACTAAACAGAAAATTTTATTTGGTAATTGATTACCTTGTATCTCTGTAGTTTCTATATCAAGAAACAACTTGTTACTCATTCTCGCCCCCTTTTAAATTTAAAACTTATCTTCTTCCTTATCCTCTGGTGATGGTTTATCAGTCTCATGTAATCTGCCTGTATCTTTATCATAGTAAAGATAAGTAGCAGGTCCAGTCATACCTACAAATCTATTCTTGAGTACACGAAGACAAGTAGTATTACGCATTACAATGTCCTCACTTTGAC